TCTGTAATGTTGTCTTTAAGTTTTTGCAGTGGACTTTTTTTGACTTCTTCTGTCATAACTAGGATTTATTAGTCATACTAAGCATAATTATACTTTAAAGCAATGTCTGAGATCTATCCTGTGCTAATTGGAGTGGCAGCAACGGCTTTCGTAATGGTTTTATCTAATGTCAGTAGAAGAAGAGAAAAAGATATTATCGAATTATTTCGTAGAGTAAATCAACTTGAGAAAGATGTGAGCAGATTAGAAGGGCAAAACCGCTAATGTTTGGTATGTTTGGAGAAGAACATAAAACACTATGTCTAAATTTTTAATTAACTTGTTCATCAGATTTGGCAAGTCTGAGTCTTTGCGTAAAGCTGCTTTAAGTCTTCTAAAAGATCTAGCAGCTAAATCAGATAATGATGTTGATGATGCAATCGTCAAAATGATAGAAGAAAAGCTCTTTCCAGTAAAATGATCAAAAAATTCCTAAATATTGACATAGAAAAGGCTCCTCCTGAAATGGAGCTTGAGGTCGAGCTTCAGTGCAGACAAATTATGGAGTCTGATGACATTGATAATATAAAACGATATTGCACTCACTTGGTCAGATATAAATTAAAGCAAGATATGTTTTTATCTTCTCTTTTAAATCATTTTGTTGATCTTGAATTTGTAAAACCAAGAAGAAAAAAGCGTTATAAATTATTCTAAAGTTTTCTCATATTGTTGAATATATTTATCTTCAAAGTCCCTGATTAACATATTGTTTGTTTTATCAACTTCATAATTAAATTTTATAACTGCGGTGCTTATATGTTCTTTAACCCAACGACCCTCTTGATAAACGACCTGTGCTTTGCCATTTTCTTTTATAAAAACATAATGATCCTGTCCTTTTAGCTGTATATCTAAAAAGTTTCTTTCTAAATCTTTACGTCGTATTTCTTTCAGTTTTCTTAGTTTTACTGAAGAATGTTCATTTTTCATTTTAATTCAAGCGTAATGTCAACCCAAGAGGGCTGAGGTTTGCATCCATCTATAACACCATAAAAGGGATTATTTATATACTCATAGGTTTTCTTTTGAATTAAATCATAATAAATCATCCCAATATATGGGTTAGATGGAAACTTTGTTTTAGTCATTTAAATGCTGTTGACATCTATAAATAAGATCAATCATGCCTTCACATTTAGGATGATTTTGCTCTAATTTTCCCAAAAGAGTATCTAAATCTTGGACAAGTTCAACGTTATGTTTATCCATTAATTTTTTTAATAGATTTTGTTTCTTTTCTATGAGAGAAATTGCAATCATAAAAAATTCATCCTCTGTTAATTTCATACAAGATATGATGTGGATTAAAAAGGAATTTCATCCATTTTACTTTCTTTCTTTTGAACTGACATTTGACCCGATATAAAACCAGTGCCTTTTTTTGATTCTTTATGCCAAGCACTCACATTTACTTTGATTACTCTTTCTCCTTTATAATTTTCCTCGCCTGGCTGTCCAGTAATCCATTCAGCCATCGCCAACGCATCTTCTTGACTAAACTCTATATTACCTGTTAAATCGGGCTGGTTCTGTGATTCTTTTTTAGAATTATTAAAAAGGACAAGTCGTCCTTGAAATACGTTCTCAAAAGCCATGATTAAAGGTTCTCCTTTGGTGTGATGTTGTTTTCTTTCTCCCAAGCGATAACTTGGTCGAGGTTGTAGCGAACTCTCAAAGTTTTTGAAGAGGACGCCAGTTTTGGTATTTCATACCACGGTGGTCCAATTTGACGATTTTCTTTTTTAGATTTATGACGCCAAATTTTGATCGTGTTTGATTGCACTCCATATCTTTCTGCCAGTTGATTGGTGTCAAGATAGGTTAGGGCTTCTGTCATAACAAAGAAGCCTCCTTTTGAACGATTGCATTAGTCAATTTAAATTTATCGTTTTGAGAAATTTTGCCCTCCTTTAAGTTGCTCTCCAACCTTTCCTTAACTTGATCAAGTTGTTTTTGGGTTGTAGCTTTTTGTATCCATTTAAAGGCAAGCTCATAAATTCCCGAGGTGGGACTTGGGGCAGTATTTGAAAATTTCTGACCCTTTTTTGGTTTTTCTTCTTCAATTTCCATGTTGTTATCCATGTCTGTTTCAAGTCCAAGAATTAACTTAATACTGTACCTTCTTTGATAAGTAACAGAACCGCCCCAAACATGTGCTTCATTTTTCTTTTGCAGATCTCTGGGTGGCAAAAATAACGGCAATTCACTTATTTCTTCATGTCCATCAGCATGAACTAACTTTGTTTTTATTAAAGTCTGTCCAGTTGGGGTGTAGCCAAAAATTTGAGATAAATGAAAGTTGTTTTTATGTAAAACAGGTTGTAACAATGAAAGCATCTGTTCTAATGGCAGATAATCGTACCCAAATGCCCCTTGATTGACGTGTTTAGATTTTCCTAAAGATGGAAATTCTTTTTGAGCTTTTTGTAAAGCCTTAATAAATTTTATTTTTGGATTAGTTTCAGTGGTTTCCATAGTTAATTTGTTAAATAAGCCCAGTTAGGCAAGGACAAAGTTTCTACAGATTCGCTATAACCACGCCAATGTCCATCGGTGTGGCATTTTGCAATCTCTGTAAGTGCAAGGTGTCGTAAGGCACGACCCTCACGAAGTGCATCATCATCTAAGGAGTAAACTCCAACTGCAAAAGGATAAACCTTCTCAACAAATACAAAATAAAACTCACTTGCTTTGGTTACTTCTAAATAATGTGCTGCTTGCAAATGATATAAATACCGTGCAATTGTTTTGATGGCATTTTCAGGAGAGGCACCTCCTTCTCCTGTTGTTTTAAGGTCGACGATAATATCGCCATTTATCCAGTCGGGTCTAGCTTTTACCGCAAGCCCTGTTGAAGTATCGTTCTTGAAATAACTAAGTTCGGGCTGTCCGTAGGTAAGAAGTTTAGACGCAAGCGGATGATTGTGAACTGATGCTGCAAGAGAGGAGGCAAGGTCATATTCAACTTGTGAAATTGGTTCTTTGCCTTGAGCAATAATTTCTTCCGCTGCAGCCTTGCCAGCTTTTGTTGTTCTATTTGGGCAGACGATGTATTCTTTTGCTGCCCTCTCTGTTTCAAGAGTGAAGGCGTGAGCCAATTCTCCATCTCGAAATGCCTTTTTTATTGCTGGGCCATGGTCAACTTTGCCATCCCCATATTTCAACTGATGCCAAACTTTAGGGCAAGTTCTAACCCAATTTTTAAGGTCAGTTGCACTGATATCATCTTTTGCATGATATTCAGCATTAGGCATTTTTTTTATCGCTGGATCAGAGGATATCATCTTATGAGTTCCTCACAGGCTGCTTGTATTCCTGTATTGCAGTGAATTTGAGTAGATTTCTCAAGCCCCTGGCTGAAACCTGTGTAAAGGATTCCACCAATTACAAGGTATAAAAATAAGTTGCTCATTTTAAAAAATTGCAAGGATAAAAAGTCATCTCTGACTATTCAAATTATAACTTTGGAATCACCTTAAATCAACCTAAATATATATTTATTTAGAGTATATCTAGGTTTATTGACGTTTATAAAGAAATGAGGTAATATTAAGTAGGCAGAGATGCCATCTGAAACTTGCTTAAAAAAATGATTTCATTTACAGCAAAAGACCTACTCAAAGAAATTGAATTTGAACTAGGCGGTAAACTTACACCTCACCAACGAATCATCGGAGGTAAGGAAATTTACAAAAAATACGGCTTCAATTGCCGAATTGCTCCTCAGCAAATAGATGAGGCAACTCAAACAATTATCAAAGCAATCTTTTAATCAAATGACTACTTCAACAAAAACAAAAACAATCACAGTTTCCAAGCTGCAACATAGATTGGGCAGACAAGGTATTTCCTATTGCTGCGAACTTAGAGTTGGCAGAACTTGCTACGCTTTTATTGAACAAGAAGCAAGAGGAGGAGATGAAAGGGTTGATTGGAACAACACTGAACATTATTTATTTATTCATCATTGGATATTAGATACTCAAAGAAACTTCTTAAAAATGTATGACGAAGCTTGGCTTGACTACGAATCAAAGCAGAGTTGGTTTGAAGGAAACAAAGCCAAAAAGACCAAAGAACTTGAAGAAAAATATATCTTATGGGACAAGCTTGCAAAAGAAAAACCACAAAGGTATTCGGAAGCAAGGGAAATACAACAAAAGCTTGGCTTCTTTGATGACATGGTTGGAACTTGGACAACTATGTACGTCGAAAACAAAGTCGGACACAAATATGACTAAAATGCAACATATTACAAAACAAGAAGCCCTCTCGAATTTTCGGGAGGCTTGGCGTTCTGAACTTAAAGGTTCAAGACTTTATTACGATACAACTGCCAAAAGAGAAGCGTTTGCTAATTATACGGACAGCCTTTGCAAAGAAGGCAAAATAACACTCAAACAATATGAAAGTTGGGGGAATCCTTTTTAAATGACTGAACAACAATTTCAACAAGCAAAGGCAGAACTTACAGATAGGTGGTTTCAAGACGAATCCTACACCGATGATATGTATATCGCTGACCTCAAAGGACTAAACGCATCTTGGCTTATAGCCTGTTATAACAAAACTTTGTAAATTATGAAACAGGAAACACGAGAGTATATCTCTCAAGTTTTAAATAACGAACTCTATCTTTTAGAAGAAAGAAGCTCTCTTGATTGGGAATCTGACCCAAACAAAAACGAATTAAAACTATGCCAAGAGGCAATCAAACAAATAAATATTCTTGACTGAAAAGTTCGAGTTGAGTAACTGGGGGAGGTAATTTACTTTTATCTCCCCATTGTTCTGCCATAGCCTCTGCGATTCCGTTATAAAATTTTGACCTTTCCTTTCCTTTACCGCTGCCAAGCCACCATATTCTCTTCGATATTTTATCGGGGAGCTTTTTTGTTTCCTCTAAAACGTTATTAGTGTCTTTTAATTTTGGTAAGTTTTTAAGCCACAAACAAGTTTTTTTATACTCCATATCACCGAATTGATAGGGGTTTATTGTTTGATCTGCCTGCCTGATATGGGAAGAAATAACTGAGACAGGGTTTTCTATGCAAATATGGTCTATTGGTGCGTCCATAAGTTGCTGCACAAAATCAAGTGCCTGTTCTCTTAAATGCATGGGCTTTTTACCTTCCGCAAACCATCTCGCACCAGATACCGACAAATGTGTGCATGGGGGGTGCAAAATCGCCAAATCCCAGTCCATGTTTAAATATTTGAGAAGATTTCCTTTTATATGATTTCCAGGGGCTTCTGAATCTAAAATATCGCATGACCAAGCATCATGACCTCGTCTAGCAAAGGCATCTCTTACAATTCCCGAATATTCGCATCCAACAAGAACACGCATAAAAAAATTTAATTATCCCAGTTATAACTCAAAATTCAAAGAAAGTCTGGGAATTTTAAGATCATTTTGGATCATTTTGGATCATGAGGCATCATATTCGATCATTTAGGTATTTTTGGGCTTTTTTGAGATCATCTTGAATCATTTAAGATCATCTTGCATCATTTCGCATCATTTGCGATCATTTTGGATCATTTGAAATCATCTTGTATCATGTAAGATCATGCAAAATTATCTTTGATTTTTAAGCCATTTTTGGCCATATTTTGCCCATATTCTTGCCTTTTTTTAAGATCATTTACCGATAATCAAGATCATCTTGGATCATCAAGATTATTTTTACGAATAATATGATCACGTTTGATCATGAAGCATCATTTCAGATCATTTGGCCTAATTTGGCAAAAATAGAGATCACGTTTAATCATCTGCATCATTTTTGATCATGAACTCTAAAAATCTTTAAAACTTGTTAAATTTGCAAAAACTGTATAATAAAAGTAAGTCGGGAAGCCTGAAGACAACAAAAGCAGTGGTCTGAAAGCTATAAACACCCATTGATACCGTGGGCAAGGCAGGGCAGTCGAGGCAAGGGGCTGATCGATCTCCCGATTTATTTTTTATATAAATATACATTTTCAATAAAAAACCCGCGTAAGCGGGCCTTATCTTATCGACGTTGAGTTACTCAAGCTCAACATTTTTATTATATAGCTGAACATCCAATTACAACTTGTTTATTAATATATCCGCACCAGCAACCTCATCTTCATTGCAGTATCTTTTAGTTGCTGATAAATTTATTACTTGACAGTCATCAATAAACGCAATTCCAGAAAGTGCGTCTAAAGTGGACCTAACAAGCTTATCTAGGTCATTTTTTTTAACAATTAAATAAGCTGGAGCCGATTGCTTCAGCAGTCCATTTGAGCGATAGTGACTTTTAGGTCGTTTAAACCTAAATATTAAACCAACGTGACAAGCACCCTCGATAGGTGTTCCTGTCTCTTTTTTGGCCACCTTGCTAACTTCCCTCCTCCATGTTTTTACCCTTTTGCAAACTT